TCACCATTGACAGCCAAACAAATCTGGGATTGGACAAAATTGGAGGCAGATGTCAAATTGGAAACTGTGCTCAAGGATGAAACTAAAAGCCCAAGGCAGATCTTAGGCTGCCATCCCAGGTTTGTACTTATAGTTGCGCCATTTGTCAAACAATTTTCAGGAGTTCTGAAGAAAGCTTGGAATACAGAACATGATGTTGTATATGCGCCTGGGAAATATGCCAATGTTCTGTCTGATTGTTTATCTAGAGACGAATTTACCCATGACGCCAATATTGACTTTAAGAATTACGACGGAAATCAGTGCTCTATAATGGCCAAGAAAGAGTGTGAAATCATGAATCGTTATGGAGCTCCTCAGGCCATGAAGCAATTGTTAGATGGTCAGCTCGTTCTCCATGGTGTTTCCAGACTCGGACTCATATTCGAAGCCGAATATGTTAGAGTTAGTGGTGTCCCCATGACCACTTGTAATAACACTATGTGGACTGGTATGGTGGGTAAGTATGCGCTTTGCAAAGGTCAGAAGAAGAGGATAGACGAGTTGCAGATGAAGTGCTTGGTAGGCGGCGATGATAGTTGTTTGAGGTACAATGGAGAACGAGTTGATATAGCCTATTGGTGCAGGAAAATAGGCTTGCCTGCTGAGGCTTGCCACGTGCGTGGCAAACATTGCCTTGAATTCCTGGGGTGTAGACTTTTGTCTAGTACCATTGGCATGCAGTTCACTATGAGTCCGGGCAGGATGATGGCAAAATTAGCTCACACAATTAGGGCCAAGGATGCTAATGAGGCTAAGTCCATAGCGAAGGGTGCGGCAATGAGTATGTATGAAGGCACTAGCAATTGTCCTCCATCTAGAGCTTACCTAGATAGGATACTGAAATTGTGCGGGAATGTGGTCGAGAAAAGACCGAAAGATGAGCCCTGGAAGATGTTAGTCTCGTATGCTGGTGAACCTACAATGCAAGGTTGGGCTGAACTCTTTGACATTTATGGTTGGACATCGAGTTTGCAACACTGCTGGTATGAAGAGCTAGCTGCAGTGAAAGAATTGGGAGTTTA